CCGGCGTTAAAGTTTACTTCTGCGATCCTCAGAGTCCTTGGCAGCGGGGAACAAATGAGAACACAAATGGGCTAATTCGGCAGTACTTTCCTAAAAAGACATGTCTTGCCCAATATACTCAACATGAACTAGATCTGGTTGCTGCTCAGCTAAACAACAGACCGAGAAAGACACTGAAGTTCAAAACACCGAAAGAGATAATTGAAAGGGGTGTTGCATTGACAGATTGAATCTACACTGTCGATTTGTATGACATTGCTCTCTTGAATGACCATCTGGCGGTAAAAGCGGATAACCAGCGGCGCATTGAGAAATGGAGAGAGGATAATGAACGCTGAAACTATTAAAGATTTCCTCGTCTCGCTTGGCTTCAGTGTGGATGATGCAGGAGCGAAAAAGTTCGGTTCTGTCCTCGCCGGTACAACTGCAAATGTCATCAAAATGGGGCTGGCTGTTGAAGGAGCTGCGCTGTCCGTGGTGGCCTTCACGGCTAAGATCGCCTCCGGCCTGGATAATCTTTACTGGGCGTCACAGCGCACCGGCGCGACGGTCCAGGGAATTCAGTCTATTGGCTATGCGGTTTCGCAGGTTGGCGGCAGTGTGGACGCTGCGCGATCTTCTCTGGAAAGCCTCTCCCGGTTTATTCGTAACAATCCCGGAGCAGAAGGCTTTCTGAATCGCCTGGGCGTACAGACCCGTGATGCCCGCGGTAACATGCGTGACATGGCTGCTATCTTTACGGGCGTTGGACAGAAACTCAGCAGCATGCCGTATTACCGGGCTAACCAGTATGCGCAGATGCTGGGCATTGACGAAAATACCCTGATGGCTATGCGTCGCGGAGTGGGGCAGTTCAGCGCTCAGTATTCAGAAATGGTGAAAGCGATCGGATTTAATGCCGATCAGGCTGCCTTATCGTCAAACCGGTTTATGACCTCGCTGAAATCGCTCGGTGAAATGGCCGGGATGGCGCGGGACAAAATCGGATCGAATCTTGCGGACGGACTGGCGGGGCAGATTGATAACCTGCGCAAAAAGATAATTGAAAATTTTCCCAAAATTGAAGTCACCATCACAAAGGTCATAAAGGGGATCCTCTGGCTGGGTGAGATAGTCGGGCGGGTAGCATTTCGGATAGTCGATGGTGTCGGAGATATCATCGAGTGGTGGGGGAAACTGGATGCCGAAACGAAAACCCTGATAGAGGTTATCGGCGGTCTGGTTGTCGCCATGCGGATACTTAACTCTACTTTCTGGATGTCACCTATAGGGCTGATTACCGGTCTGATCGTGGCTCTCGGTCTCTTGTGGGAAGACTACAAAACATGGAAAGAAGGCGGTAACAGTCTTATCGACTGGGAAAAATGGCAACCGGCAATAGATAAAGCGAAGGATGCGATCACCTGGCTTCGTGATCACCTTCTGGAACTAAAAGATGGTGTTGGCGGCTGGCAAAATGCACTGGAAATCCTCGGTACATTCATCGCGGGTGTTTGGGTATCCAGGGTTCTGGGGGCTTTCGGGAAAATATCTGGTTTGCCGGTACCGCCATGGTTAAAAGGCTGGATGGCTTATGCTGCTTATTTGTACTCCGATCGCGAAAATATTGGTGCCAGTGCGAAGTCATCCTGGGATTACACGAAACAAAATATTGGAGATTCATTGCGCTGGCTTGGCATTGATACCGATTTTGGTCGTAATCCTCATACCGTAAAAGGCGCAAATATTCAGTCAGATATTCCAGGTGCTGAGCCGGAACAACATGCACAGGCTACGAAGCGAGGAGAACGGAATAACAATCCGGGAAACCTTAATTTTGCTGGTCAGGCGGGGGCTTCTCTTGAACGACCGGGCGGGCGATTTGCCAGATTTGAAACCGCTTTTGATGGATTACGGGCTCTTGCTCGTCAGTTAATGCTGTACGCCGGACGGGGAATAAACAGTGTGGAGAAAATTATCTCTACCTGGGCACCTGCGTCTGATAATAACAACACAACCGCGTATATCAGGGCTGTATCGCAACGACTGGGAGTGGATCCCCGGGCTGCCCTGAATATGAGCGATCCGCAAACCATGTCAGCATTGATGAGCAGCATTATCCAGCATGAGAATGGAAGAAATATCTATTCTCGAGAGCTGATTAATAAGGCTGCCGTGGCGGGAATTAGTGGCAAAGTGACAGAGGTTAACCAGCAAAATACCTACCATATTTACGGTGGCGGAGATCCGCACGCTGTCGGTAATGAGGTTGCACGTCGGCAACAGTCTGCAAATGCTCAGGTCATGCGAAGTAATCAGGTGAGGGTGGGGTAGTGGATATTCTCTCTACACTTTTTCATCAGCAGAGCAGAAAAATAGGAATGATTGTTCCCAGTGTTGTTATTTCAGAGAAGCATACAGATATGCTTGAAATAACAGAGCATCCGGTAGAGGTCGGGGCCGCTGTCGCTGATCATGCCTATAAAAAACCGTCAGAAGTGGTGATGGAGGTTGGTTTCGCCGGTGGCGGCGCATTGCTGGATTTTGCCAGTAACCTGACGGCTACCAGCCTGCTCGGCCTGAGTCCTCAGCAGACGTATCAGGAGCTACTGGATCTGCAGGAAAGCCGTATCCCCTTCGATGTGGTAACCGGTAAACGGCTGTACAGCAACATGTTGATCCGGGCGCTGGAAGTGACGACGGACAAGACAACCGAAAACGTCCTGTCCGCCGTCCTCACCCTGAGGGAGGTCATTATCTCCCGGACACAGCAGATTACCGTCGCGGATAAAACCAACATGAAGGAAGGGGCCAGCACGTCGGCGGTACAGAACAGCGGCAACAAAACCACAAAACCTCCAGATACTTCACTGCTGAAAAGCATCACGGGTAACGTGGCGTCATTACTGGGGGGCGGCTAATGACAATTCAGGAAATTCCGCTGACAGCGGACAACCAGCAGTTCAGCATCGTCCTGGGTGGTGTCACCTGGCGGATTAGCATCATATGGCGCGATCTGTACTGGATTATGGACCTGCAGAACGACAGAGGGGAGCCGGTAATCTCCGGTATTCCTCTCGTCACTGGTGCTGACCTGCTGGCGCAGTACGCCTGTATGGGGCTTGGTTTTAAGCTGGTGGTGGTCTGTGATGACAACACACAGGATTACCCCACAAAAACTGACCTGGGCGGTCGCAGCCATTTACTGGTATCAACGGAGTAAGCATGTCACAGAACTGGATGAGACATTTCGAGCTGCAGCTTGTGGACGGGAACGGTCAGGGAATTGAGCTAAGTGATTTTAAAGTCACCTTTACGATCGACTGGTTCAACATCAGCAGCGCGTCCCGGGTAGGGACTATCAAAATTTATAACCTCTCGGCAGATACTGTGAACCGAATCACCGGGCAGGAGTTTTCGAAAGTGCGTCTGATTGCCGGTTACGACGGTATCGCGCCGGAGGTGTCGGCAAGCGACGTCGGGACCGTGCGGGAAGTTGACGCGGCGGACGTGGGTCAGAGTGATGGCCGCAACTACGGACTGATTTTCAGCGGTGAAATTCGCTACTCGGTCACAGGAAAAGACAGTCCGGTTGATTCCTACGTCCTGATTCAGGCAGCAGATACTGATCTGGCTTTTGCCACCAGTATAACCTCACAGACGCTGGCTGCCGGTTACACGGTCGCTGATGTAAACCGTGCGCTGATGAAAGACTTCGAAGCCAAAGGCGCGACCGAAGGCCTGACGCCTGAAATGCCTGCTACTGTATTCCCCCGGGGGCGGGTACTCTTTGGCATGACGCGGCATCTAATGGATAACGTAGCCGGGCAATGTGGCGCAACATGGCAATTCGTGGACGGTCAGCGCCAGATGGTGGCGAATAACGAATATGTTCATGAAGCGATTGTGCTCAACAGCGCTACCGGGCTTATTGGCATGCCGCAGCAGACTATCGGTAACGGCGTAAACGTCCGCGCGCTTATTAATCCGAACATCCGGGTTAACGGACTTATTCAGCTGGATCAGGCTTCCGTGTATCGTACCGCCTTGTCGAACAACGATATTGCGATGGCTGGTGGTCAGATCACCGACCAGAACACGGATGGAAATATCACGCTAAGCGGCACCACATCGCAGCCTGCCAGCATCGCAACGGATGGCGTTTATATTGTGCGCGGGATTATGTACACTGGCGACACAAGGGGCCAGGCGTGGTACATGGATATGATGTGCGAAGCGCGTGGCGCGGCGGATCTGTATACGCGATCGGCTTTGCAAAGGGGATGAGCAATGAGGGGTATTATTTTTCTGTTAGCTGTCTTTTCTGCGTGCAGCGCGTGGGCGGATGGCTTCACGGTTAAATGCGGTGGCTACACTATGGTTGCAAACCAGGGCGAGTTATCGACTATCAACGGTGAAAGAGTTACCTCTCAAAAAATCACCGAACTGGGTACCAATGGTTTGAAAGTAGACATGGGGCTTATGCCTGCCAAAGACGGTAACAACTACGGCTTTGAATACATTCGTCGCCCTGGTACCGAAACGCGATTCCTGAATGTCCAGCTTCTGCAGAACAGCATGGATGCGCCGAAAATCATCGGATCTTTCCCTTGTAAAAAAGTGGCTGGGTGAAGGTAACCTGAAATTCGTAACGCCTGAAAAACAACAAAATGTGCTCTAAAAACTGTTGTTTTTTGAGACGAGCGATTACACTGCACTGACTTTTTGATGGTGGATTGCCATCGATATGCTACTTCATTAAAGCCAGGAATAACTAAAACATGAGTTTAGCGCAGCCAAAATCAGGAGAACTGTTAGATCTTCTGACTCCTTCATTAACTAAGGGTGAAAACCTTCTGAGTGAGTTTGAAATCCATCGAATCATTCGTGAAGCGAAGAAACTACCTGAACGTTATCAGGGGCTATCAATTGAAGGCTTAGCTAAGCTTGTTCTTGGTGAAATAGATGAAGGATGTTCACTCTGTGAGCGGGGGTTGAGAATAGCGCCTAACGATCCAGTTTCTTTTTGTAACTATACGATTGCGCTGCGTAACTTAGGTTTGCATGCTCGCCAGTATGTGATGATTCAGAAAGCATCTGATTCACTTAATCCAACGATATTGGCTGAGGTTGCTACAATTTCTGCATACTGGGTTGATATCGATTTGCTTGAAAAGGTGATGCCGATGCTAACTGCAATGGAAGTACCGCGCCCTGAAGATATGGGCAAATGGTATGACACGCTCAATTATCTGCATACCCAAAAAGATCATGCTCAGGAGCTAAAAACTATTGGGCGGCTCATGATGAACGTTGCAGAAAAGTACCGCGCTCGTCTTGCTGGCGCTCATGCTTTTTATGTAATGTCAGAACTTGATACGCTGTTCGTTGAAGTCAAAACAGACGATCCAGTGCTTCTTTCGCAGATGAATAATGCCTTGGCTGATGAGATTATTATTGCGGGGCTTGCGGATTCAGAATGCGTCGGATGCTTTGAAGCCGGGGAACTCTAATGTCGGTTGAGCATACCTGTTTTCTTGAATTGGCTAAGCATTCCCTGGCTCTAAACGGTGAGATGTGGACGAGAAATGCTATTAGCCGAGCATACTATGGTATGTACCATTCCGTCTTACGGATCACCAACAATCTGGTACCGACCGCTACACAAGATGGTGAAAAACTAAAAGGTGGAGTTCACATGCGAGTCTATACGGCCTTTTGTAGTGGTGAGGCAGCTGCACTTAACGATGTTGATGTTAACGCAGTAAAGAAAATCGGCGTTAAACTGAAAATGACGCATGCCCAACGTGTTAATTCTGATTACAAGCTTGAGCGGAAAATCAACCGGATTACCGCGAGAAGTGTAATTCTGGATGCGGAAGAGGTCGATGCAATCGTTAATCAATTACTGAAGATTGGTGATGACTCGTTAACTGCATAAGCTGAAATTTCTCAAAATTCAAACCCGCCACTTGGAGGGTTTTTTGCTTTCTGGAGCCTACTAAATGGCAGTATCTGACCAGACCCGCAGCGGCGACCTTGCCGAAACATTTAAATCTGAACGGGAAACAACAAAGAACCAGATCCGTGTCGCCTTGCCTGGCATTGTTCAGTCATTCGCTCCTGATGCGGTGACGGCGGTTGTACAGCCTGCTATCCGTTACGTTGAAATTGATAACGACGGCAACCGCATTACCAAAAATTACCCATTGCTGGTGGATGTGCCAGTGGTATTCCCGCGTGGCGGAGGCTGTACGCTAACGTTTCCAGTTAAAGCCGGTGATGAATGTTTGGTGATTTTTGCCGATCGTTGTATTGATTTCTGGTGGCAGAGTGGCGGGATACAGGAGCCGGTCGATGACAGAATGCATGATTTATCGGATGCGTTTTGTATTGTCGGTCCCCAGTCGCAGGCAAGGAAGATTAGCGGTATTAATACCAGTGCCACACAGTTGCGTAGTGATGACGGCAGCACCTATTTTGAGCTTAATCCTGATACCAGGAAAATTAAAATTGTCGCTCCGGGGGGCCTTGATGTGGTTGCCCCTCTGGCTGATTTTTCTGAGAAAGTAACCATTCATGGCCTGTTAACCTGGATGGGAGGCATGGTGGGGTCTGTTGTTTCTGGTGTGGCTTCAAAAATCACTGGTGCTGTTGAGTTTTTGGGTAGCGTGAAGGCTAACGGCAAGCCAATCGATGATACGCACACTCATGGTGGTGTTCAGCGCGGTGGAAGCAATACCGACGGAGTAAACTGATGCGATACAGACGTGAAGACGCCGATGGCGATTACACCTTTGGCAGCGGTGATGACACTTGGCTGATTAACTCACCGGAGGCCGTGGCGCAGGCGGTAAAAACTCGATTCGAATTGTGGTATGGGCAATGGTTTCTCGACACCACCGAGGGGACTCCGTGGATCCAGTCCGTACTCGGTAAGCAGAAGCCGGAAACCTACAACCTGGCGATCCGTAAGCGCATCCTCGAAACGCAGGGCGTTAAATCAATCCTCTCTTTCAATACGACGGTGGATACCACGACCCGACGTGTCATGTTTTCCGCTGAAATCGACACTCTTTATGGAATAACGACTGTTACATCGGAGGCGTAATGGCTCTGAACCTTGATTCTCTCGGTTTATCTGCAAAGGTAACCGCGGAGGGGATCAGTGCGCCTGATTATCAGACGATACTCAGCACCCTGATTAGCTATTTTCAGCAGATTTATGGCAGTGATGCCTACCTCGAACCGGACAGCAAAGACGGCCAGATGGTGGCTCTGATGGCGCTGGCGATTCATGATGCCAATAATATGGCGATAACTGTCTACAACTGTTTTTCACCGGCAACCGGCTATGGGGCTGCACTGACCAGTAACGTGAAAATAAATGGTATTTCACGTAAAGGCGCGACGAATTCTACGGTTGATTTGCTTCTTACAGGAACTGCCGGAACAACCATCATTAATGGCAGCGTGAAAGACAGTAATAATGTGATATGGCGTTTGCCTGCTTCAGTGGTGGTCGGCGTGGATGGTACAGTGATGGTGACCGCAAAATGTTCCGTCAGTGGTGCAGTGGCGGCGCTGGCTGGAACTATCACTGAAATTAATACGCCAACCCGTGGCTGGGTTTCGGTAACCAATCCTGCTGCAGCTACTGTAGGCACTCCAGCAGAAACTGATGCGGAGTTACGTATCCGCCAGTCGCAAAGTGTTGCGTTGCCATCAATAACCCCATTTGAAGCACTGGATGGTGCTGTTTCTAATGTTACCGGTGTAACCCGCCACAAACTCTATGAAAACGATACTGGTTCGGAGGACGGTAACGGGTTACCGCCACACTCTGTTGCTGTAATTGTGGATGGCGGTGATGTGACGGATATTGCTCAGGCTATCAGAGGGAATAAAGGCCAGGGGACAGCCACTCACGGTACAACATCCGTTACGGTTCCGGATAAATACGGCAATCCCCATGTAATCAAATTCTCGCGTTCCAGTGATGTGCCTGTTTATGCCCGGATTAAATTAAAAGTTTTTACGGGTTATACCTCACAGATAGGGCAGCAGATCCAGCAGGCTATTTCAGACTATATCAATAGTCTGACGATTGGTGATTCGGTCCTTTTGAGTCGCATTTACTCACCGGCGAATCTTGGCGTGGTGAGTGGCGGGAATGCACGCTATTACGATATTCAGGAACTGACGATTGGGAAATCCCCGGGGGCTTTGTCGTCATCAAACATTGATATCAGATACAACGAATCTGCGTCCTGTACCCCGGGAAATATCGTTATAACGGTGGAGTCATGAGCAAATACACCGAACTAATCACGAACTACCACGCCACCAAACCTAAATTTCTTGCACATGTTGATCTGATGACCCGGCCGCTTATTGATGTTGCGGCTGCCACCAGAGGGCTGATTACTGCATTTGATATTGACTCTGCGGTTGGTGTGCAACTTGACATTCTTGGATTGTGGGTCGGACGTAGCCGTGTTGTCAGCCAGCCTATCTCAGGTGTCTATTTCAGCTGGGATACCGACGGGCTTGGATATGATCAGGGTGTATGGCAGGGGCCATACGATCCTGATTCCGGATACATGTACCTCAGCGATGAAACTTATCGTGTCATCCTTAAAGCGAAGATTGCGATTAATAACTGGGACGGACGGAATGATTCGCTTCCGGCAATTCTTGACGCGGCGACAGCAGGATCCGGACTGCGAATGCAGATAGTCGATAACCAGGACATGACGATATCGGTCTGGGTCTTTCCTGATACTGATATTTCAGATGTATCGCGTGAGTTAATTGCGGCAATTAAACAGGGGTATCTCACAGTAAAAGCCGCCGGGGTATGGGCGGGTGGCATTGAAACACCTTCGGTGGAAACCCCATCGGAAGGCTCAAAATTTTTTGGTTTTGATATGGATAACGAATTCATCAGTGGTTTTGATGTAGGAGCATGGGGAGTATTACTCTGATGGCGAAAAATGACTTTAAAGCGTTTGCAACGGATCGAAATGCCAATGTTATATCGCAGGAGGAATGGGAAGCGTTGCCCGCGCTTTTATCTGGATTTACAGCAGGGAAAGCCTCCAGTGCGCAAGTCAATAAGGTTATTCGGCAGGCCAGCTTTATTGCTGCAGCTCTGGCCCAGTTTGTAAGTGATAAAACGCAACGGGATGTGCTTGATAATGGTGATCTGCCCGGTTTTGTTGAATTGCTTGGATCGGGGTTTGCTGTTGAATACCTGAGCCGCAAGAATCCGTTTGGTGATATCAAATCGGACGGCACAGTACCAACGGCTCTCGAAAACCTTGGTTTGGGAGAAGGTGCTCCAGCTATTGGCGTTCCGTTCTTCTGGCCGTCCGCTGCAATGCCAAATACTGTAATC